CCCATGCACTGCTTCCATCCTGTTGGTGTCGGCTGATGAGCTGTATCGTTTTCATCACTGCCATGTCCTAGTGAACAAGCCCAGTGTGTGCCGTCATGAATAAACTGCAACCTGTGCGTGTGACCAAAGATTACGTTGGTGCGGTACTTCTGCAAGCACGTTGCGGCGACGTGTTGGTTAAAATAAAAACCGTGCATCAACACACAGTCACCAATCTGACATGAGTTCCATTTGTGATAGGGATGCCAGTGCCAGTGGTGTTGTCCGACTTTGTTTCTGATGTCGATTCCAAGCAAAGTTTTCCAGTCTGGCACAAGACCGTGCAGATCGCGACAGTGAGAAGCAATGTACCTGGACAAACGATTTTCGTGGTTACCCTCTAGCAGGTGAATGTGTGAATGTGGTTTTAAGTTTCTTGCCCATTCGTTGAGGATTTGTTTGTAGTCTTCGATGTCTTCGGCAAGTAAGTTTCTGCGGGATGGATCTTTGGAGTAGGCGGAGATCTGGAAGGCGTCTAGTGCATCACCAAGTTGGACTAACCCGTCGGGGTTTATGTGCTTGATGATCTTGGTCACCAGCTTGATGTACTTTCGGCAGTGAAACGGGACGTGAATGTCTGGCAAAACTAAGAAGGTCTTCATCAATGGCCCCCAAGGTATGTCAGTTTGCCTAAGTCTAGCACATCTTGGTGAAACTATAGGCATTTGTGGTAGGGCAATATTTGGAATCGTTTAAATCAATTCTGATGCGTTTCAAATGTTTTTGGAGTCTATGTATTAGAAAACTGTTTTGTGAGATTCTAGGCCAGTCTGAGGGCTTTTAAATTATGGTCAGGTTTATTACTTCAAATCCCAAAATGGATTTTGGATTTTCAAAAACCAAATTTCAAAATCCCAAACAGCCCTATAGGGAGTTTTTTCCAGCTTTAAAAAAAGGAAAAATTTTGGGCGCGCGTGAGCGTGCGGCGGTAAGGCATTGATATCCCGTAGCCTGCAGTTTTCACTGGGTTTTTTGTGGTTTTCGTTAACCACACCATACATGATGCAATGCCCGCGCCAAGTCGTAAGTGCTTGATTTTACTAGAGCACCATCCTGCCAAGTGTCAGGTTTTTAGACAAACTGTCAAATGATTATACACACAAAACACCCGCAGCCCTTGCGGTTCAATGGTTTGTCGCTTGGCACGATGCATGCACTAACGGCTATATCCCGTCGATGGTCGACCGGAACAAACAAAGGAAAAGCATCATGGACATCAAAGCAAAAGCAATTAAGGCTCAAACTATCAGGGAACAAGTAAAAGCACTAGAGAATGAACTATCGCCCATACTAGACGAAATTAAAGGTTTTATGGGAGATCAAACCGTAGTCACTTTAGGCGATATCGTTTTGATTCTATCTGAGGTCACTAGGACTGACTTGGACAAAAAAGCACTAACCGTTGAACTAGGTGACGCCATAAAGCGGTTTGAGAAAAAAACTGCTTACAAAAAACTAGAAATCAAGAGGGCGTGATCATGGCCAAAATAATTAACTTCTATGACTACGTTTATAAAACAGTCGCGCCAATAGTAGCAGAAAAAACTAAAACCAAAAAACCTAAGAAACAAAAACGCAAACCATACATTGAAGGGGTACCTTTCTAATGAAACTACTGACACCAGAAATCAGCTCTCCAAAATTAGCTAAGAGTGAAAGCGACAAATATCTAACGGCTATCTTATATCTAGCGGGTGCTGCAGACCATCGTCTATGCCCGGCTAGTACGGAAGGGTGTCGCGCTCACTGTTTAGTCACTGAAAGCGGCCGCGGTATAATGGAAACGGTTAGGTTAGCGCGTCAACAAAGGACTAATTTTCTTTTCAACAATCGCTCCGGTTTTATGTATATCCTGGCAAAAGATATCCGCGCCTTAATTAAAAAGGCTAAGAAGCTAGGGAAAATGCCATGTGTCCGACTAAACGGCGGCAGCGATCTAGACTGGTCAGACGTCTATACGTCTTTTCCTGATGTGCTTTTTTGGGAGTATACGAAACGGCCTGACCTTGCTGTCAAAAACCATCGTTTGCTCAATGTTCACATGACCTATAGCTATAACGAAAACACTAGCACGCGCGTTATGGCTGATATTTTAGACCGTGGCATAAACGTCGCTATGGTTTTTGATATTTGGTCACGTCACGGTGGAGCGTTACCTGACCGTGTTGGTACTGTACCGGTTATAGACGGCGATATATCTGATTTACGTTTCCTTGACCCTAAGGGCGTTATCGTCGGACTAAGACTAAAATCAGCAAAAAAACCTCAACCATCGACCACCAATTTTCTACGAAAGGCATAACCATGTTGACCACTATCAAACTAAACAACAAAACAGGACTCCTGGTAAGAAATACACTAAGGCTAGAAACGAGTAAATGCATAACGAGCAAACAATTGACCACTATGGCTAGTGTCTGTTCAGTTGAGGGAAACATCTTACAGTTTGTCATGTTTACTGATTATCTAAAATCAGTCATTAGGACAGACAAACGCGCGACCAAGAAAAATATAGCTGAACAGCATCAGAAAGCACTAAACCAATTGGCCATTATCATGGTTGAAGCTATAGCGCATTATCAGCAAAAAAATATGACGCTAGATATAGACTGCAATGTTTTCAGCACTACAAATAACTATGTGAGGTGAAACATGAAACAAGTAAACGACCACATGGCTCAAACTATCTTTAAAAATATCCTTAGAGACTTCTGTTCTATGACGATGTTTTGTAGCGTTACTGGAGAGATATTAGATTATCGTGACGCGGTTATATTAAAACAGGGCGATAGTGAACAGGTTATAAGTAAGTCAGGCCTGAAAGCACTAATTAAAAAACACGGCGCGGAGAAAGTAAACGCGTTAGTGGCGACGCCAGAAACTTATTTTAAGGGGTGAAACATGAAAATAAAACCAACACAAAATAACGATAGCAGTTGGGATCTAAGCAAACAGTCTAAAGAGTGGAAAATTAGGTACATAAAAATTAAGTGTAAGAAGGATGTTCGATGGGTGTCTAATTGGTTTGTTGAATACTTTCAACCACCGCCAATAGAAACATGGCTGAAACATCGCGGCATAAAACTAAAAACATCAAACGACCTAATGGACAACTTTAAAAATAAAAATCAAGGTGCCGGTCATTTTTTGGAACATCTAGAATACTGCAGATATTTTCATGAAATGAACGACATCGAACATGACAGAAAATTAGGCGTTAAGTTTCCTGTTTGTGTTAAATAAAACTAAAAGGGTGAAACATGAAAGTCTATAAGACCGTCGAACATGACAAGTATAGGGTGACAGTAGAAAGTTTAGGCAATGATAGCTATCTAGCTACCTACTGGGATAAGGGTGCTTATGCCTATGAGAGTGACAGGGATATCTATATGTATAAGACGCTAGCTGAGGCCTATGAGAAAGCATTAGAGATAGTGGCTGAGGAAAATATACTTAAGGTATATAACCATGGTTTGTGAGGAAAAAAGCACGCAAGCAAATAAGACCGCTGAAAGGCGGTTTTTTTGTGTTTAGGGGAAAGGTATAGGGAAAGGTATATGGTCAGCGCGTAACTATCGCGCCTTATTTATTTAAAACAGGCAGACGCTGCAGCACCGTTTTTAAGGCCCTCTCTCTGCCTGACCATGTCGATATATTCTAAGACAGCCTAACGCGTCAGAGGCCTATTTGCGGCCTTTTAAAGCGACATCCTAGATAGTGCTATGATGCTGCAGGGATATAACTATAGGCGTTCAAAATACTAGTGTTAAATGAACCGCTGTCTAAAATATTGACACGCTATTAGTGGTGTCTGTCAATGATATCAGACTGTTACAGCTTGGAACAGAGCTTGCAATGATACCAGTAAGGCGACGGGAAAAGATTCCAATCGCAAACAAGAAAGGAAACGCAAGCGCAAACGCAAACGATATCAGGTACTTAAAACAAACAGCAGCGATATCAAGCTGTTAACAAAGGTGTCAAAAGTTTGGACAAACTGTCAAAATTCCTGACAGGTGTCAGAAAACTGACAGGGGGGGTGGGGGTCTACTTGCAATTATTTTTGCATTGCCCCCCTCAAAAAATTCGCAAACAATCCTTGCACTATTCTTATTCCCCTACTAAGGCTATATTAGAATCTTCATAAAACCATGTTAACGAGGTATTTTTATGGCCAGACAGCCAGGTAGGCCGAAGGTAGTGCCTGATGAGGCTATTTCAGCCTTATATGACCCTCAAAATCCAGATGCTTTACTGAACAGGTTGCCTCCTAGATTGGTGCCTATCTTAGAGCGTGTGCGGAACAAACTGCCTAGGACATTGATGCTGACTGAGAGGGAGATCAGGACGCAGTGCCAGCCTGATGAGCGTGACGAGCGTGTCAGGTTATCGTTCTGGGATGAGTATAATGCGGCTACTGCTAGCGGCAAGAAGATGGCTTTACAGTCGATCATCTGTGGTGCTGTGAGCTGGGAGATGTGGGTATCTGGCTATGAGCCTAACAATAAGCGTATGCTTTGGATCTTTACCCCGCCGGTCAGTTATGCGATCCAGATGAGACATATCTTGCATAAGGGAACTGAGCGTCTTTTAGAAATTATGAACCTTCCTATGTTGGGTGAAGACGGCAAGGTAGATACGAAGGTAGCGACCCTTATTTTGAAGGCATGGCAGTTAGCTGATATGCGTATAAAGGGTGGTATTGTTCAGCGTATGCAAGTTGAGCAAAAGTCTGTGAATGTAAACTTTAACTCTGAGCAACCTGTAGATCAGCTTAGGGAGCAGGTTAGTAGTTTACAGTTAGAGGATCTTGAGACTCTTGAGCGTAGGATTGAGAAGGCTAAGAGAGATCAGCACAGGTATTTGAAGCACTATGACGGAGATATTAAGTCTCTGATTAAGAGTGGTGATCAAGAGATTTTGGACGATGTGGAGACTGTCACAAGGCATGGTCAGCGGATGATGATGCCAGACATTCCAGAGTTACCTGACATTGAATTAAAGTTTGAAGAGGTCACGGATGGCCAAGAAGAAGCAGAGCCGCGAAGCACGCATTGATGCTTTCGTAGAGAAGTCTAAGGAAAGACAGCTCAAGGAGATGACGCGTGAGATGACGCGCATGAAAAACCTTGATCCACTCACTTTCCAGCAGAGTGTTATTAAGGCTAGGATTAAGGAGCTTCGGGAAGATTTACCGCACCTATATGGGTGGAAGTTTTATCCATGGGCTAGAGAGTTTTTTGAGTCCCGCAACAGAATGAATCTTCTTTGTGCTGCTAACCAGATTGGTAAGAGCAGTATCGCTATCAGAAAAAACATCGAATGGGCTTGCAATAAGAAGCTGTGGCCAGAGCTGTGGGATAAAGAGCCAAAGCAATTTTGGTATTTTTATCCTTCTGATCAGGTTTCGACTATTCAAGTAGAAAAATCTTGGGTTCCTGAGTTTTTGCCGCGTGGTGCGATGAAAGACCATGAGAACTATGGTTGGGACATTGAGTATAAAAGCGGAGATGTGCACGCCATACACTTTCGCAGTGGGTGTAGTATATTTTTCAAGTCCTATGGTCAGAAGGTTGTTAATTTGCAGACAAGTGCTGTCGCAATGATGACCTTCGATGAGGAGGCCCCTGAAGAGATTATAAACGAATGTCTTGCGCGGCTTCGTGCCACAAGGGGATATTTTAATCAAGTCTTCACGGCTACCCGTGGATTGCAGGTTTGGTATAGAGCCATGGAGTGTATCGGCACATCTGAGGAGATGTTTCCGCAAGCATGGAAGCGCAGCGTATCAATGCGCGAATGTATGTACTACGATGACGGCACACCAAGTCAATGGACTCCTGAGAGGATTAAGGAAGCTGAAGGTTACTGCACATCCCAGGCGGAGATCTTAAAGCGTATCGATGGTAGGTTTGTAAAAGATGAAGGGCGAAGGTATGGATCATTTAATCCAGACACAGCTCTTGGCGATGCAACAGAAAAAATTCCACCTAACTGGAGGTATTATGCTGGCGTTGACATTGGTAGTGGTGGGCGCGGTAGGAGTGCTGGTGCTGTGGTTATTGTCGCTTGCAGTAACGATTTGGATCGTGGAAGAGTTGTTAGGACTTGGCGTGGTGATTACGAAGAGACAACAGCCAAAGACATCCTTGAGAAGTACAAAGAGCTTAGAAAAGGAATAGTCATCACACAGGCTTGCTATGATTACCAGTCTAGGGAGTTTGGTCTTATAGCCAGCCGCAGTGGTGAGCCGTTTTTGCCAGCCGACAAGCATCGTGACTCTGGGGAGCAGATAGCTAACACATTGTTCCAGACCGGAGCTTTGACAATTGATGACGGGGTGTACGATAATCCTAAGCTTGTCACGGAGTTAATGTCTGTCCCTGCTGGAGAAAAGAACAGAAAGTACCAAGACGACCTAACTGACGCTCTTCGTTATGTTTTGAAGCTTATTCCTTGGGATTTTGTTAAAATTGCTCCAAATTTAAAATTAGAGGATGAAGAACGCGAAGAAGTGCCGCATACTGATTGGACAAAAGATCAGTACCAACAGTGGCAAATAAAACAACGTCGTGGGGAGATGTTTGATGAAGACTGTTCAAAAGACGAATGGCAAAACTTCAAAGACGAAGTTGCCGCATGGAACGAAGCATACGGAAACTAGCAAACGCTATAAACTTCTTGGTATTATAAATGAATGTCGAAAACTTGGCGTCAGCAAGATAAAGACTACCGAATTTGAGGTAGAATTTTTTTTGGAAAGATCTCAAGAGGTCGGTGATTTCGTTGATGCAAACGAAATGAAAAAACCAGCGGCAATTGACAAAGAACTCATGGATGAAGTTCGGATGTCACAGCTTATGATTGACGACCCATTTGGTTTTGAGCGTGAAGTTTTAAATGCTGAACAAAGGAGAGCGTTCCATGAAGCCCATGAAAATTGATGAGCTAAATAAACTTCACGATGACGCAAAATCAGTCGATAAAGAAGTATTGTCTGAGATGCGTTCTAATATTTTGCTTATCTCTGGTGAGCATTATTCAAAACGCTTAAATGATCTCTGGCAACGCAACAGAGTTAATGGAATCACGGCAGATCCGTATCAACTACGCATTACTAAGAACTGGCTTCACAGAGCGCACAGGATTTACGTCAACGCCATCATGTCTCAAGCTCCTGGCGTGACTATTTCTCCAAGAAACCAAACAGAACTGCAAGATCAGAAGTCTGCCGAACTAAATAAAGCAGTTTGGGAAGACGCAAAACAAAGATACAAGCTAAACGCTTTGATTCGTGATCTTTGTGGTGATTTTTGCGGTATCGGTGAGTGTGCGGTAAAGATTTTCTTTGATCCTACTAAAGGAAAGCTCAAAGGATATGAGCCAACTGTAGATGAACTAGGAAATCCAGCAGTAGATGAGATGGGTATGCCAGTGCCCGATGAGTCTAAGCCAGTATTTTCTGGAGAATTTGTATTTGAACGTCTTTTCGGTCAAAATGTATTTAGAGATCCATCATGTATGCAGATGAAAGACGCAAGATGGATTGGTATTGAGAAGCTTGAATCAAGCAAAGTGCTGAAAGAACGATATAAAGACCAAGAAGAGAAGATTAAGTTCATTACTGAATCAAACGAAGACTTTGTAGTATTTGACTCCATGAAAAGTGGGTATGGACGTGAAAAGGATCAAACTTTACTCCTTGAATACTACTTTAAACCTTCTCCGGAGTATCCGCAGGGATATTTTTACATCGCGACAAAAGCGGGCATCCTTGAAGAAGGGCCTCTACCTGGAGGGATCTTTCCGATTGCTTGGAAAGGTTTTGACGAACATCCTACTAAGGCAAGGGCCACTAGCATTGTTAAGGTTGCTAGGCCGTGGCAGGCGGAAATAAACCGTGCGTCGTCGCAGGTTGCCTTACATGGTATCACGATTGCGGAAGATAAGATTCTTTATCAAGCCGGTACGAAGGTGTCCCAAGGTAGTCTTCTTCCTGGAGTTAGAGGGATTACATACCAAGGCCAGCCGCCAACCATATTACCTGGAAGAAATGGCGAACAATTCTACGAATACATAGCCATGAACGAACAAGAAATGAGCCGTGCGCTCATGATTGACCTAGTAGATCAAGAAAAAGCGACCAATTTAGACCCTATGGCCATGCTGTTTCGCAGCATGAATCAGACCCAAAAGTTCTCATTTTATGCGACAAAGTTTGGTGAAATGCTAGTTGAAATGTGTGAGAAGTTCCTTGATCTAGCTAAATTCTACCTTGAAGGTGACGAATTGATCGCTGCCATAGGACGGGCAGAGGTTATTAACATTGCAGAGTTCAAAACAACAACTCCGCTGTCACATTTAATTCAAGTAGAAGACCAACTAGAGACGATTGAGACAAAGTTAGGGAAGACTTTGGTTCTCAATCACATCATGCAGTATGTTGGCACCAATCTTGAGCGCGATGACATCGGAAAACTCATCACACAGTTTCCTTTTGCTAACTGGCAAGAGGCGTTTGGTGACTTTACGATTAATGAGCGTAACGTCAAGAATGACTTCCTTGCAATGGAGCGCGGTGAGATGCCGCAGATCTCTCCAAGTGACGACTCTGCATATGTTCTCAAGCAAGTTGCTAAACGCAAGAAGGAAAGAGACTTCGGTCTTCTTGATCCTCAGATTCAAGACCTGTATACGCAGTATGAGCAGTTCCATTTAGACAAGCAAGCTCAAGAGGCTGCTGCTCTAAAAGCTGCTCAAGCTGAGTTTATTCCTACTGGTGGAGCTATGGTGGCTGCCGATATGTATGTGCCTGATTCAGATCCTACGAAAGCACCTAAGCGCGTAAGATTGCCGTATCAAGCACTGGATTGGTTGCTAAAGCAGCTTCAACAGCAAGGTATGACGCAGGATGCTATGCAGCAAATGAATCAAGCTCAGATGGCTGAGGTAGCAGGGTTGCTACTGAACGAATCTGGGCAACAACAGGGCCAGCAAAGCCCTATGGGAGTGATGTGACATGGAAGTTGAATCAACAAGTGTAGAAACGACAACGGTAGACACCACAACAACTGCGCCGGAAACGACGCCTACCACAGAAGCGGTAGAAACAAAAGCTTCTGAGCCAAAGGGACTTGATGCCATTAAGACAGCAAGCCCTAAGACGGCGATTGACAAGAATCTTAAAGATGTTCCTCCAGCTCAAGATCCATACACACCAAACTACAAGTTTAAAGTGCTGGATAAAGAACTTGAGATTGATGAGTGGCTCAGACCAGTTATCAAAAGTCAAGATATGGAGAAGAAAGTTAAAGAACTTTATGAGAAGGCTTACGGTCTTGATTCTATCAAGCCAAAACATCAAGCCATCAAAGAAGAACTTGAGGCAACTAAGTCAAAAGCTGCTGAAACAGATCAAGCTCTTAACATTCTTGGAAAATATCTATCAGAC